CGCCGACGGTCGGCATCACTGACCGCACCCGTCACCTGGCCGCGGAAGGTCGTCAACTGCTGGATTTTCTGGTCGGTCTCAGTGAGGGTGAGCATGAAACCCCGATACGCAGTCGTCGCCGCATCGGTCGCGTCGGTCAGCCCTTTGAACTGCGCGGACAGGGAGGCGAGGTTGTCGAGCGCCTGATTGCTCTGGCCGAGGTCGCGCAGGCTGTCACGGGCCTTCGCCAGGTCGGGCGCCACCGCGGCGAAGCCAGCGAGCCCGTGCGCGAGATCGACCGTGCCGATCACCGATGCCGCGCGCTGCCACGCCGTCGTCAGATCGTTGATGTCCTGCTTCGCCCGCTGAATCTGCTCCGGCGTCGCCTGCGCGCCGGTGGACGTGACGCCGAAGACGCCGCGGCGGATATCCTCCGCAGACGCGCCCACCGCCTGCGCCTGACCCGCTTGCTTGAGGGTGTCCGCAAACTTCTCGTGCGCCGCGGTGGCAGCATCGACCTGCGCGGTGTGATCCTCAATCGCCTGGTTGAGGTCGCTGTTGAAGACGTCAGACAGTTTCCCGGCATTGGTGTACAGCCCGCCGAACGTCTCCGCGAGCGCATTCCACTGCTGCCGTGCCTGGTCGGCCGTCAGCGCGCCCGTGCGCACCTGATTCGTCAGGTCCGTCATCACGCCTGTCGCGGCGCGCTGCTGGAGGAATCCCGCACCGCTGAGGGTCGGCGCGAAGTCACCGGCCGCACTCTGGTCCGCTGCGGGACCGGTGTCGATGCCCGGTATCGCGGGTCCTTTTCCCAGAGCCCGCGCTGCGCCAATCAGCGCGTGACCGGGCGACAGCGCGGCCTCAAGGTACGGGATCGCGCTGGTCGGGATCTTCCCCAGGGCCGTGGCAACCGCTTCGGCTGCCCTGGTGATCGCCGTCAGGTCATCAACCATGTCCTTGGCGGCCTGCGCGAACTTCGGTGATGCCAGCGCGGCGCTGGCCAGATCAACGGCCTTCGACAGTTCCGCGAACAGCGGTTGACCGATCCCCGCCATCTCCTGCCGAAACGTGTCCTTGAGGTTTTCCAACCGGCCCGCAAACGTCTTCGCTATCTGGTCCATCAGGTTCGGCAGTTGACTCATGCCCGCGATGATCGCCGTCGATGCGTCCGCGCCACTGATCTTCCCGGTCTCCGCCAGTTGCCGCGCTTTGGCCTCCGTGACGCCCAACTGGTCGGCAAGCAGTTTCCACGCCGGGATGTTGGCCTGGATGAGCTGATTCATGTCCTGGGAGTTCAGTTTGATGCTACCGTGCATCTGACCCAACGCGAGCGTCACCCGGTCGAGCGTGTCGGCGTTACCGCCGGCGGCGGCGACGGCGTTGCCCATCGCGGTCAGGTCGGGGATGACATCCTTCGCCGCAAACCCAACTGCAAGCAGGCGCTGCGCGTAGCGGTTCACCTGATCGAAATCAAACGGGGTTTTCTTGGCGAAGTCCTGTAACTGCCCGAGAAAGTCGTTCGCACGCGAGGCGGAGCCGAAGAGACTGGTGAAGGCAACCCGCGTCTGTTCCAACGTGCTGTTGAAACCGACGATCGCATCCGCAGCCGCGCCAATCCCCTTCGTGATTTGCACACCGATAATCGCGCCGATTGCCGCAAGGCTGCCCGTCATGATCGAGGAGACTTTCGATTCCAAACCGGCCAGGCGGTTCTCGGCCTGTGACGTGTCCACGTCGACGCGGGCGCGTGCCGTGAGCCCATTGATCCGCGTCAGTTCGGTCGTGATCTGGCCGAGTTGCTGGTTGACCGTGGTCGTGTTCGCGGCCAGGTTGATGCGCGCACTCTGCTGACCGAGCAGCGCCACCTCCTGACGGACGGCACGCAGCGTCGCGAGGACCTGATCGGCGCCGGTCGCTTGCAGTTGTACCCGGACGAGGGAATCAGGCACGCATCACTCCTCAGCTGTTGGAAGAGCCTTTGCCGTGTGACGTCTCCACGTCCACATGCAAAGGCTCTTCCAAAGCCCGTGCCGCGGCGAACTTGGCCTGCACTTGCGCGTCGGCCTGCGCGGAGAATCGGGCTTCGCGCTCCTCGTCCGTCTCGGGTTCGGCCAGGGATTCCCGCAGCTGCGCACGCATCGCCTTCAGCCCGATGCCGAAGATGCGCGCAGGATCGCCCGCGGGCAGGCCCATCGAGGCGTCCTGCGAGCAGAACGTCTCGTACCAGTCGCAGTGGTGTTGGAAGGTTATGGGGTCGGCGTCGGCAAGGTCACGGATTTCCCAGACCGTTTTGCGGAGGGCGGCGGCGAGTCCATAGAGAGCATAGGTTTGAGGATAAAAGGGGTCGGTTCAGCGGCTTTCTCTGCCGCCTCATCACGATAATCCGAGGTGATCTTCAGCACGAACTCGCGCGCCGGCTGGTAGAACCAGGCCCCGATCGCCAACGCTTCGTCAGCGGTGAGCGGCGTGTTTGTGTCGCTCACAAAGCCCATCGCCGCGACGGTGGCATCGTAGCGCGCCGTCGAGAGGTTCGGATTCTCTGCCTGCAACTTGACGAGGGTATCGGCCTGGAAGCCATCGAGGCGGCGGAAGTAGAACGTCTCGCCGGCGATCTCCAGCGGCTGCGGCATGTACCGCTGCTCGCTGATCTGTTTCAAGCGGCCGAGGGCGTTCAGGCGGTTGCGGCCGTTTGTGCCGTTCTCGATCATGGCAGCACCTTTCGTTCATGAACGTGGCGAGCCGGGCATTGGGAGGTGCTGGTAGCCCGCCGCCCCGCTCGCCTACACCTTTACTGGCCCATCGCGGGTCATTGCGTACGAAGTCTAAATCAATGCTTCGTTACGAAATGTCACATCACTCTGGAGACCACCTGTTAGGGTGCCGCCCACCATACCCGCGCCGGGTGCCGTGATCGGAAAACCTCCCAGGTTGCAATAGATGATGCGCATCCGGTTGGTGACGACATCCTCGAAGAGGGCGAAGACGAAGTAGTTGCCGTTCAGCCGTTGCGCGGTGCCGAGATCGACGATGTCCGAGGAGGAGTAGTAGTCGAACTGGAAGGTGCCGCTGACCTTGCCCGCGAAGCTTGGCACAATGCGCGTGCCGTACTCGTCGGCGGGAATCTGCGCGGCGGTCGTGCCCTCCTGCCAGTTGTTGACGTGCGAGAGGAGACGCAGGTCGGCGCCGGTCGCGGTCGAGATCCAGCCGCAGTCGATGGCGATCGTTGGCGCTGGCGTGATCGGCTTATAGAAGACAATCTCGCCCGTGCCCCAATTGATGAAGTAGTCGGTAGACTTGACCACAGTGCTGGGGCCAGGTGTGCCATTGTAGACGACCGTCGGTGAACGCGGGTCAAGGAGGCTGTGCGCGCGTGCGGTGACGCGAAAGCACTGGTTCGCCAGGTACGTCGTCGGGCTGCCGGAGAGCGTGGTGATGGCGCTACATGCTTCGCCGGGCGACAGCGTGGTTGCGCCTCTAATCCAACCAATGCCGCCGCCCACGCCTGTTACTACAGTCAAGAAACTCATGACGCACTCTCCTTTACTATGAGTCAATCAGGTCACAGTGACTAGGGGGCTTTGCCCAGACGGGCGGCCTGCTCTTTCTGGCGGAACTCCTCGAGGAGCGCCGCCTGCTCTTCGGCGTGTGCCTGCGCTTCTTTCTCTTCCGCTGTCGGGGTCGCCGCCTTCTCGGCCGCCTTCTCGGTGTCCTTCTCTGCCATTGCTGCACTCCTCTACAGGTGATATGCCTGGATTCTCACGGTGACCGGCACGTTGCGAATGACGACTCCCTGCTCGTTCGTGGTAAAGGGTGGCGCCGACTCACGGGTGACGGCGGTCAGGTGCCAGCCGGCGACGGTCCACGGCGTGTCGAGCAATGCCAGCTGGATCGCCGCGCCGAGGTTCTCGACCACGGTTGTCGAGTAGCCCGGGCCGGGTGGCCGGTCAACGGCGGTGACCTGCCAGAGGTCATTGACTCCTGCATGCGAATACCATCCTTGCGTCAGGTCCGAGACCACGGCATAGACGAGATAGGGGAAAGCGCTGTCGGGCGGAGCGACTTGCGGGTAGATGCCCGTCCCGACTGCCGCGACGATGGTCGCGTTTGCAAGCAGTGCCGCTCGGAGCCCAATCCCAATCGGATGGAGGTCAAGCGCCCTTGGGACGGCAGCGAAGACGGGCATGCCTACCCTCCTTTCGTGAACCGGTTGCCGCGAACCGCACTCGAACGGTCTCGTGCAATCGGTTCACGAAACGGCGGCGATGATCGCCCGCGCAAACTCGTCAGCATAGGCTTCGATCGCTGGCCTCATAAAGGGGCGCGCGGCACGACCATGACTGCCGTACTCGACCGGCACCGCGTAGCTGAGGCCCGCGCCAGCGACGATGTCAGCGACGAGTCCGTGGAGTTCGGTCACGATGGAATCGTGAAGCGCGCCGGTTTTGATCGGCACCAGCGTCTTCGCCCGCTCCTCGATCAGACCCGCGTACTTCGCCACGATGGCGTCGAGCTGCTCAAGCCGCGCGATGGCGGCATCGAGCGGCCCGAGATTCGCCTGCGTGCTGATGGTGACGCTCATCTACTCCTCCAACTTGACTGCGAGGGCCAATGAGGTCGCATAGGAGTCGCCGACGTTCGTACCAACGATCAGCCAGGTCTCGCCGCCGTAGGTCACGGTATCCTCTTCCGTCGCGGGCGTGCCGAGCGGCACCGAGATGATGCCGTCCGCGTTCACCGTCAGTCGCATCGCGGCGAGGATTTCCGCGCCACCGCCGGCGTCGAGGTAACGGCAGGGCACGGTGGTCGTGGTGATTTCGCCCGGTTCCCCGGAACCGTCAGGATTGATCGCACCGGGCCCCACCGAGACGATGTCACACGTGCCAATCATCGCCGCAGTCGCGTCACGCACCATCCACGACCAGTCTTCGGCAGCAATCGGCACGAACGACATCGCTCACCTCGTGAATGAACCCATCAACATCCCGCCGCCGTTGGCGCCAACCGTATCTGGCCGGGTCATCGTCACCGACTGGGGCTGTTGCTTCGCTCGATAGGATGCGGCGAGATCGGTCATCGTCGTGATGCGCTGCTGGCGCATGAACTGGTTCCGCTGATCCTGTCGCGTGTCGTATTCCAGCTTGAGTTGCGCGATCCACAGTTCCAGCAGATCTGCCGCCGCCGCGTACAGGTCGAACAGTTTGCCCGTGATGTAGACGGGCGGGTTCTGGCTCGTCGTGAACGTCCAGTGGCCGCCGGAGAGGTCGCTCGTCGCCGGCGTGATCGGCGCGAAGGTATTGGCGTACAGCTGGACATCGCCCTCCCACCATTGCAGGTCGAACGGCGCGTAGTAGTCCAGCCAAGCCGCAGGCTTGCCAGCGAAGTACGTCACCTGCTCTGTCAGCGGCTGCTGGAAAAAGTCGCTGCGCCGCTGATCGAGCGTGTCTTGTATCTCGTCATCGCTGAACGTTGGCGGCGTCCCCCGGTCGTTCACCAGGAGACGCACCCGCGCGAGGATCTCCGCCAGCGTCGCGCGTGCCATCACCCGCCTCCTCGACCGTTTCATCAGGCGGCGGGACTTCCGTCGCGCCTTCCGCGATGAGCCGGTTATACGTCTCCGAGCCCACTTCGACGTGCCACGTTCCCGTCGATGTCTGAAGCCAGACGGTGTTGTCGCCCGATTCCGGGATGGCGTCCTGCTTCTCCGCGGTGGCGGGTTGCTCCGCCGCGGCGGCGGGCGCAGCGTGCTCCGGTTCGGACGCGACTCGGTCGGGTTCAGGCGGGGTGGCTTTCGGGTTCTTGCCCATTGCATATCGCTCCTGCGCATCGGTATGTGCGCGTACGTCAGTCGAACGTTAGACGGATGCTGGGAGGAACAGCGCCGCGATGTTCCCGGTCGTGCCGGCGGCCAGATCAATGAAGATGCGTCCGCCCGTGCCACCGTCCGTGCCGCCGGCCGCCTGGACGAAGCGTGCGGATTCCAGCGGCCCGACAAACGAAGCGGCGGAGGCGGCCGCCGTATACGCCAGATCACCCAAATCCTTGCGGAATGCGGGCGGGCTGGCGCCGGCCTTGACGGTGACCAGCTTCGTCCCGGCAAACGTATTGTTCACCCAGAGCAAGAGTCTCCCCGTCAGTCCGGTGACATCAACGTAATGACCGTTCGCCGGGTCAACCGCGGTGCCCGCGGGGGCGGCGATACCGTTGCTCGCCGTCAGGGTCGTCAGTGGGATGGCCGTGCGTGCCATATGGCCTCGCTCCTTTGTGCTGATTGAGACGCGTCGATCAGGGTTATGTCGGGTTGGCGGTCATCAGTGCCAGCGCGTTCGGGCGCAGGATCTTCGCGCCGTAGACAAACAACCCCTTGACCGCATCCGCGAACCGTCGTTCCGGCCGGAAGGCGTCCACCTCGACGACCTGCGATGCGAACGACCATGCCATCGGATGACCGGCGATGATCTTGTATTTCGTCGCTGTCGTGTTTGGTACCTGATTTGACTTGTAAATGTCGAAACCGGCCGCCCGCCCAATCGGCAGTGCTCCGGGTCCGCCACCGTTATTCGGCTGGGTGATCGATTCACCGCGAAATCCGTTCAGCAACATCTCCAGCTGGCCGGGCGTGCCGTAGCCGACGAACCGGGCGTCCTTGAGGAGGTACGCTTCGAACCAGGGCGGAATCACCACGAAGCGGCCGTCATCGGGAATGTCCTGGTTATCGAGCAGCACGCCGATGTCCACGAGGCGGTCATACGCCATCGTGCCGGCCGCGGACCATGCGCCCGTGATCGGGGACGCGTCCGAACCGACCTGATTGGTGGCCGAAATGTCCGTGTAGAGGCCAGCGCAGTAGGAGTCCGCCTTCCGGCGCAGGCCATAGCCCGCCCGCCGGATCGCTTCCTCCATCACCTTCGGCTGCTGTTGTGCCTGATCCACGCTATCGATCTGGAAGTTGAAGTAGCCGGACTGGTCGATGACAAGCATCACCTGTGCATCCGTCAGTGCTTCGGGGCTGTTGATGTCCGTGTTCTTCGCATACGTGCTGACCGTGACATCACCGATCTGGTTGATGCGCACGGACGAGCCGTAGCCTTGGATTTGGCCTTCATAGTCCGTGTTCATCACACTGCGGTAGACGAGTGCGGTGTCCAGCGCACGCAGCAGTGTCCCCGCCCACACGGAGGGGATAAAATTCTCCAGTGACATCGTGCTTTCCTTTTCTTGAGCGGCTTAGGGGGAAAGTGCCGCCCGAACGACTGCCGGGTCGAGCGCGGCGATCTGCTGAGCGGTCATGCCACGCAGTTGATCCCGCGTCAGTTGCCGATCACCGCGGCCGCTGGCGCCATTCGCCGCCGCGCCGCTTGACGCCGGCGGCACAACCAGTTTTGCGAGCACCTTCGCGTCCGCTTCCATCGTCTGCTCGTCGTCGCCTTGTAAGCGATTCGCGAGCACGTCAGGGAGGTTGTGCTTCGCGGCGACACGGGCGCGCAGCAGATCGAGTTTCGTCCGCGCCAGTTCTGCGACCGCGTCGTCGCGCTCTTT